AGATATCATAATATAAACGGAAATAATGTACAATTTACAGCAGCAGAAGAAACTGCTCGTGATAATGAAGAAACTGCATATGCAAATGCGGCTCCTGCTCGTGCATTAGCAGATTTAAGAGATAAAAGAAATAGACTTTTACAAGCATATGATTGGGAAATACTTCAGGAACTTGAAAAAGGTAATGCAATTTCTTCTGATATGAGAACATATAGACAGGCATTGAGAGATTTACCAAACGGAAAAGATACAGTTGACAAGTGCAACAATGCAACTTGGCCGACTAAACCATAGTAAGTAAACAAAGAGAAATATAAAAAATGGCATATATAGGACGAGAACCCCTTAACGGATTTTTTACAAAGCAAACAATTGCTAATGATGGTAGCACAACTACATTTGCTTTAACGCATGGAATAGCTTCTACAACTGCCATTATAGTAAGTGTTAATGCTGTGGTATTACAACCAGATGTTGGATATACAATATCAGGTGGTGGAACAAATATAATATTTACTTCAGCTCCAAACGCAACGACTTACATACATTATCTAGGGGCATCAGTTCAACAATCTCTTTTAGACTTGAATGGTGTTGAATTTATACTAGACGCCGATCAAGATACAACTATTACTGCTGACACAGATGATGAAATAGATATTAAAGTTGGTGGTACAGATATAACTACAATTAAATCAACCGGTTATCATAATTTAGATAGTATAAAATTTGTTGCTGGTACAGGTGATGATTTACAAGTTTATCATGACGGAACAAATTCATACATTACAAATGCTGTTGGTGCTTTAAGAGTTGCTACTCTTACATCTGGCATTGCAATTACATTAGGACACACAACTTCCGAAGTTACAATTGCTGATAACTTAACAGTTGTAGGTAATCTAACAATCGGTGGTACAACAAATTTTGGTGACTTCAATATTACAAATGTTGGTTCAATAGCACTAGACACAATTACAAATGATGGTACTGATATCACTTTAGATTCATCTGGAGATATTATACTAGACGCTGGTGGGAATGATATATTCTTCAAGGCAGGTGGAACAACAATAGGTGAAATTACAAACGCAACTTCTGATTTAGTTATCAAGTCAAGTGTTTCAGATAAAGATATTTTAATTAAAGGTAATGATGGTGGTGCAACTATTACAGCATTAACTTTAGATATGTCAGCGGCTGGTGCTGCTACATTTAACTCAACGGTTACTACAACAGGATTAGTTATTGGTTCAACGGCTGTGACTTCAACTGCTGCAGAATTAAATCTATTAGATAATGTTTCTGGACTTGTACAAGCAGACTTAACAAAATTAGCTGCTATTGATGCTACAGCGGATGAAATAGATTTAATAGACGGATCAAGTGCAAATACTGTTGTTAATAGTAAGGCAGTTATATATGGTTCTTCTGGAGAACTTGCTGGTACTTTAAGTACTGTTGCTCAAACAAATATTACAAGTGTTGGAACTCTAACCGCATTAACTGTTGATGATGTTGCTGTAGATGGCAAAATTATTGTGATGACTGGTTCAACTGATGACACTTTCACAACAACTGTCGGTACAAACGGTGCAACTAGTTTAGTAACAGTAGATACTGCTGGCGCTGCAGGACACTTAACGATTACTGCTGATGGTACAGTAGATATTAATTCAGCTGGTATATTAACTTTAGATTCTGGTGCAGCAATAAATATTGAACCAGCTGCTGGTTCAGCAATATTATTAGATGGCGCAATCAGTATAGATGCCGGCGTAGTTACAGGAGCAACTTCCATTACATCTACTGCTTTTGTAGGTGCTTTAACAGGTAATGTAACAGGTAATGCATCTGGTACAGCAGCTACAGTAACAACAGCAGCACAATCTAATATAACATCTTTAGGAACTTTAACAACTTTAACGGTAGATAATGTAATTATTAATGGGACAACCATTGGTCACACAGGTGATACAGATTTAATGACAGTTGGTAGTGCTATTCTTACAGTAGCAGGAGAAGTTCAAATGACTACTCTTGATATTGGTGGCACTAATGTTTCAGCTACAGCAGCAGAATTAAATTATTCTGATCTTGCAACACTTGGAACAACAGCAGCTTCTAAAGTATTCACAACAGATGCTAACAATTTAACAAAAGTATCTGGTGCTGTACTCAATACAGAAGATACATTAACTGATGGAGCAACTGTTGCTTGGAATGTAATTAATTCTCCAGTTGCAAAATTAACTTTAGGTGGTAACAGAACTTTATCTGCACCAAGTGGAACTACACCTGCTGCTGGTCAATTTGCATCTTTACTTATTATTCAAGACGGAACAGGTAGCAGAACTATTACTTGGAACGCAGTTTACGAATTTGCAGCGGATACTGCACCGACATTAACAGCAACAGCTAATCTTGGAGATGTATTTACATTTAGATACAATGGAGCAAAGTGGTTAGAGGTTGGTAGAAATTTAGCATTAACTTTATCATAGGAATATTATGTACACATTAGTAACAGACGGAACAATATCAAGATACTTTAATTATCCTAAAGGCTTTACTCTAGGAGATAACCAATATCCAGCAGACATATTTATGAAATGGTCTGTTGCAGAAAAAACAGCGATTGGTTTGTATGAAGTTACCTTTGACAATTCTAATAAATTAGACGAAGCATTTTACATTAACACCAATCAAAGTTTTACCTATGATGCAGATGCAGGAACAGTAACCGCAGCTTATGGATCAGCTACCGCTAAAGCATTAGCAGATACGACTTGGTCGCAAGATGATGAAGATGCTGGAGATTTACCAGATGACAAATCAGTTGGCGATGTAAAAGTTCCAGGTTTAAAAACAAATCACAAAAACCATTTTAATGTAGAAGCAGCTAGTCTGTTAGCTACAACAGATTGGTATGTCGTTAAAGCAACCGAAGTTTCAGATTATTCAGTACCTAGTGCTGTTACTACTTACAGAGCAGCAGTTAGAACTAAAGTTAATGCAATGGAAACTGCAATAGATAATTGTGCCAATGTAAATGCTCTTATAACTTTACTTACCTACACAGAACAAGATGATGGTACAGTTACTAGACCGCTTGGAGAATTTCCAGCAGAGGTAGTTTAATATGCCTTTTATCTTACCAGCAAACTCTCTAACTGGTGGTTATGATGTAGCTAACTCATTAAGGTTTAATGATGGTAGTGATGATACTTTAACAAGAACTGTATCTTCTGCTAGTAATAGAAGAACTTTTACTTATTCAGGTTGGATAAAAAGAGGAATTTTAGGTACTGGAATGGGTTTATTTGGTCAAGGAGATTATTCATCATCTACAGGCTCTGACCATTTTAATATAAGGTTGGAAGGAGACGATAATATAAGAATAGAACCAAGTGGATTTGATATTAAAACAAATAGATTGTTTAGAGATCCTTCAGCTTTTTATCATATAGTATTAGCAGTTGATACAACACAAGGAACGGCTTCTAATAGAGTAAAATTATATGTGAATGGAGTTCAAGAAACTTCTTTGGCAACAGCAACATATCCAGATGAAAATGAAGATACTCAAGTAAATACAGCAGGAGATACTGGAACAGTTTATTTAGGAGATGTATTTAATGCTACTGGTAAATTTGATGGCTATATGTCAGAAGTTTGTTTTATTGATGGTCTAGCACTAGCAGCAGATTCTTTCGGAGAATTTGACGAAGATAGTGGGACATGGAAGCCAATAGATGTATCAGGTTTAACTTTTGGAACAAATGGATTTTATTTAGAATTTAAACAGGCTGGAACTTCTGCAAATGCTAGTGGTTTAGGTGCAGACACATCTGGTAATACTCATCATTTTACAGTTAATAACCTTACAGCAGTAGATCAATCTACTGATACTTGTACTAATAATTTTGCAACCATGAATCCTTTAGACACTAATAGCAACCATACATTCAGTGAAGGTAATCTTAAAACAGTTTATTCAGCTGCCGCTGGAACTTTTGGTGTTACAAAAGGTACAATTGGAGTTAGTGCTGGTAAATGGTATTGGGAAATAAAATACACTTATGGAAATGCTGGACAATTTGGAGTTTTTGACGTTAATGATTTAGATACATTAAATACTACGGATATTTTTAGTGCTGCTGGTAATAGCACATTTGAAGGGCTAGCTTGGAGAATAGACACTTCTAATAATATTAAAGAAGTTGGAGTTGGGCAAAGTGCAGATTCTGGTTTAGATTTTACTTCAGGTGCTATTTTAGGAATAGCTTTTGATGCTGATAATGGAAAATTTTATGGATTTAAAAATGGTGCAGAGATAACAGGACAAGATATTGGTGCAGGTACTTCTTTACTAACAGCTGTAACTGTATCTGATTTTTATTTACCATTTGTTTCAAATGGAGATGGTGGAAGTGGAACAAAAACAGGAACATCAGAATTTAATTTTGGCTCTCCACCTTTTGCAATCTCATCAAGCAACGCTGATGCAAATGGACATGGTAATTTTGAATATGCAGTACCTAGTGGCTACTTTG